AAAACATAAAGAGCTTTGCGAATCGGACTCTTCATTTCTTCTAAATATCTTTTCTGGTGTGCGTTAGTAATCATCTACAGTACCCTCTAATGGCATCGCTCTGCCTTCTCTACTCGTAAATTGCATACTGTCCTTATGGAAGTATAGTCCAAAATCTAATTCTGTGCCGTCTTGTCTATTTTTCACAAGTTTAAGAAAAACATCTGGCTGATTGATAAACTTTTCATCGTGCGGTAAATTATTTTCACGCAATGCCAATGCTTTTTCTCTTTGCTTATTCCTGAACACTACAAAAACTTTATCCGCTAAGTCTGCAATCTCACCTGCACCACGAATACTAAACTTACCGACCTGCTCATTCTCATCACTGCCTTTTCTCATGTGGCAAACAAGGTGAATGTGCATTCTGTGCATCTTTGCTGCTGCCCGCAACTGATTAACAAACTCTGCCTGTTGGCTGTAATCTTCTCGACCAACGCCGCACATCGTCAAACTATCAATCACAAGATGGTCAATATCTAATTCTGATCCTGCGTAATGTACAAGGCCAAGTACACGCTCCTGTGGGACTTTATCTAAACAATCATAGATATGGCCTACGTCTTTCATCCTATCAAGCCAACCTAATGCGAACTCTTTAGATGGACTGCAACCTGCTGCCTGACTACACATCCATTGCAAGGTTTCCTCTGGCTTCATTTCCATTGATGCAACCAATACTCTGCGACCTCTAGCCATCAGGTAAGTGCATACGTTTGAAAGTAAAAGAGTTTTTCCATGCCCGTTGATGCCACTCCATACGCTGAGCTGGGACTCGCCCAATCTCACTGCGTTGTGTGTTTTAGACCAAGGTAGTTTATCGCCAACCAACCCTGCGCCATGACTCATCTGATGCACTAACCTATCGCCATAGGAATCAAAACTGCCAATTTCTTGACTCTCCTGATGCCCTATAAAGCTAAGTAGCTCCTTGTCGCTAATATCTATCTTTTGCATTTCTCTCTCCTGTCAAGGACATATAACACGTTTAATTGTCCGATGATTGAATTTTCTAAACTTTCATGGAATATTCAATCGGTAATTTATTAAAAGATAGTTTTCTTACCGGTAATTTAATAGAAAATAGTTTTCTTACCGGCATAACCTAACCATAGTTCTGCCGCTATACCCATATATTTTCTGTTGGTGCACTTGTATCACCCTTCCTAATCGTCAACACATCCCATTTATCTCTTAATTTCGCAGGAGATAGGATGTTTGACTTCCAGAAGCTATCGCTATTGGCAAACCTGAATAAATCCATTATGTCGTTATGCGTATGACCATCTGATTCACGCATAAGACGTATAGTATTTGCCCAAGTTTCCATTGATGGTTTTTTGTGCTTTGGATTCAACGCAAGAAGCAATTTATAGATGCTTTCTGCGCTCTCTAAATCACCACTTTCCCAGCGTAGGTTCTTTTTAGGTTTAGTTTTAGGTTTGTGTCCCAAATTTGGTACTGCTTTTGAGGAATATTCCCCCTCCCCCAGTGCCGTTAATGGGCTACCCCCTATTGCTAAGAAGTATTGGTTACTTGAACCCTCAACTTTAGTTCTTGATAGCCAATCTTTATCGTTCAATAGCTTTAATGATTTAAGAATTGTTTTTCTGTCTAGCGATGTTTTCTTACAAATGTAATTCACACTGGGATTGCACTGACCAGTATCTGCGTTATGGCAATCTGCCAAGCACAGCAGGACGAGCTTTTCCGATGAAGGCACTTCTACCTCCCAAGCCCAGAATGTCGCTCTAGCGCTCAATGAGAGCCTCTCAGAGCCATAAACGATTCCATCTCTGTCTTCTTATCCTCTTTGCTCTGCTTCTTGCCGTTCTTGCGTTGCTGATCAGAAATATGCAGGACAAATTCGTGATAATCCTTATCTTTGTGCGGCTTTTTGCGGTAACTTTCTTGGCGATAACCATCTTCGGGGAACAAACTAACCATAGAAATACCAACCGAATCACAAACCTCTTCTACTGAGCAACCTGTCCAGCACTTGATTAGCGTGTTACCAGATGCGCCAACATCAACAAAAAGAGATGGGCTTGAATCATCGTGTGCAGGACAACAAGCTATCCATGACCTCTGATGATCTCTGCGAGGTTTAACCTCCTTAACCATAGCTAACTTAGCGATTAGGCGTTCGACTGACATAATTCACCTCGTAGCTCCTTAATTAGTTTATACTCCCTTAGTCGCTGCTCTGGTACTTCTTCCTTCCACTGGTAGACAGCCTGGACTTTGATGCCAAAGTATTCTGCGACCTCATTGGGAGAACCAAAAAAACTTACAATGTCTTCGTAACTTGCTTTCATAAATACCTCTCTGTTGTTGGAGATTGAAATCTAGCTTACAAGATAGGATTTAGCAAGAACTTTTTACATTACAAAAAATTAATTTGTTTTTGCATATAGTTGTACTATGATTAACATTCAATTTCTTGAGGAGGAAAATTGCATGAACAACATCCCAGACAACCCCGCACGAGTAGCACCACCAGAACCACCATCTAATATAAACGCCAAAGAGATTAAGTATGATCTTCTTGATGCTTACTTAGATTCTGACGTACAAGACGGTGCATTCCACGAAGAGCTAGAAAACTACATTATCGAAAACGGCTTAGTCCATCACTGGATGCGTAAGCTTTACTCTCGTGAAGCTGACCAAGTGCAGCTTGATATGCAGGACACTCTTAAATCATTTGTATCTGACTATGTGGAGCGTGTGCTATGAAAACTAAAGAATTGGCAGATCAACAAGGTTACTTAGTCGAATCATCTCCAGGTGATGCGCAATCGCAATTAGCTTGGGAAGGTTTTGTCGAGGCAGAGCTTATGTCTAACATGGCTCACTACGCTAGAGATCAAAACTATCCTAATGGTTACGAGTTTGGCAAAGCTATGGAAGCGATGGCTTATGAAGTCTGGAAGCTAGTAAACGAGAAGCATAGCGATGAGGTTCCTTTCTAATGGAAAAGATAATCGTACCTGACGCAGCAATCAGAGAGTTTAATGAGAAGTATGGTAAATACTTACCGCAGCCTAAGCCTAGCGTGCCAGTGATTGATGAAGACGCAATGTATTTAAAGTATATGATGGGAGAGACTAATGAAAAAAAGTGAACAGGTAGATAAGTTAGCAGCAGCATTGTGCAAAGCACAAGCAGAGATGGGTGGTGCAGTTAAAGATGCTAAAAATCCATTCTTTAAATCATCCTACGCTGATCTAACATCAGTAATCAAAGCGATCAAAGAACCGTTTGCTAATAATGGTTTGTCTTATTCGCAGTTCCCAGTAACATCCGAAGGTGGTGGTGGAGTAGGCGTAGTAACAGTTCTACTGCACTCATCTGGTCAGTGGATAGAGTCAGAGTTCTATTTACCGCTTGCTAAGAAAGATCCGCAAGGTGGCGGTAGTGCTATAACCTACGCTAGACGTTATGCGTTACAAGCAATGGCTGGTATTCCCACAGCAGACGATGATGCTGAGGCTGCGATGATGCGGGGAAAGCCAGTTGAGAAGTCTAGGGAAGAGCTGTGTGCTGAAGCAGTAGAAGCTCACATTGATTCTCTACAGTACATTCGCAAAGTGTTAAGCGATCCTACTGATGACAACGTTGCACTGGCTAAAGAAGCCTTTGGTGAGATACCAGAGGATGATCAAAGAGCTATGTGGGTAGCACCAAGCAAGTGTGATACTGCATACCTAACAACTGAAGAACGCAGACTGATTAAGGGGGCTTGATGGATTTAGAAGACGTTAAGATAGCATTACTAGCAGTATTAAGTTGCTGGCTGTTTCTACAAGTAGTAGAGATTGTGTCCAGCTAAGGAATCATAAAGGTCGCTAAACACCTCCTCCTTCGCTAGTTGGTTGGCCTGGTGCAAGTTTAGCAGTCAACTATTCTTTTAATTAACTAGAGTGAGAAACATTATGAGTGAATACGATAATACAAACCGAGGCGCAATCTGGAAGAATGAGAACCGCCAAAACGAAAAGCACCCGCAGTACAAAGGCAGCATTAATGTAGGCGGTGTTGAATACTGGTTGAGTGCATGGGTAGGTAACAAAGACAATCCCAAGGCTCCTGCGTTAAGTCTTAGCGTACAAGCTAAAGAAGAGCAAGCAAAGCCAGCTAAAGCTCCACAGGCTGCGATTGACGACTTCGATGACGATATGCCTTTCTAGTTTACTTAAAGGGTTACGGTGCTGACCCTAAAGAGAGCACCACCTAACTAATTCTAAGGAGATTATTATGTTTAACAAATACGGAACAATAGGCTTAATACTAACTGCTTGCATACTTGTAGGCGTTTCTAGCAAGTCACACGCAATAGACGCAAAAACTATCTTTGATTCATGCCAAAGTGACAACACAGAAATGCTGTGTGTTGGATTCTTTGTTGGTGTGACCGATGCACATCTAACGACAATGATTGCGATGCGAAGAGCGCAAGAGCTTGGCAAATGCAGTAACTGGAAAACATTTACACCTAAGATGCTAATAGCTACCTTTGAGGCTGAGTACCGAAGCTCCAACCCTGCTTTCAACCCTACTGACGATCCAGCATTTTGGCTCTTAAAGCAAGTTTACGATAGAGCTGGATGTCAGGACGGAATAGAGATATGAATTCGATAAAGTCTTGCCCTACCTGTGGTTACGCCTGTAGCGCAGTACGCAACACCAATGGCGATGTGTTAGGATATTTCTGTAATCTAGTCGTTGATGGCGCTTGTGATTACATAGATGTTAAATCCAGCATTGAGTATGAGGTCGAGAATAAACATGGCAGCGAAAAAGAAAGCTAAGACTGCTCCGCAGTTACGCAAGGAAGCCCTGAAAGCTATCCAGAAGCTTGTTAGACTTAAAGCGGCTGATGATAATGGTTACTGTTCTTGCGTTAGCTGTGGCGTTACTAAGAAGTGGAATGATGGGATGCAGGGTGGTCACTTTATCCCAAAAGGTTCTAGTAGCTACTGGGCCTTGGTCGAAGAAAATATACATCCACAATGTGTTTACTGTAACCAGTTCGGTATGTCGCATGGAATAGCAGCACAGCAGTACACCCTGTATATGCAGGAGATGTATGGCGAGGATTATGTTGACCAGATGCTTGCTGACGCTAAGAAGCCTATAAAGATATATGCTGCTGACTATAGAGAGATGATTGAAGAGTTTAACGAAAACATTACATTCCAATTAAAGAGGATAGGTGGATGAATACAATGCTAACGTACACGATAGAAGGCAGTGAAGATAACACGCAGTTGCAAGTTGAAGTTTTAAACGAAGAAAAGATTGTTAATGTCCATATCCACGGATGGGACAAATCCCTTACATTTAGTCTTGATAGAGCTGATGTGATTAAAGATCTTGGGAATCTATTTGTCGAAGCATCATCTATTGCGGAGTAAGTATTGTGGACATAAGCAAGTACCCAATGGTTAGGGTTACATGGGCTGATGCCCAAGAGGCAGGTTCTGGTTGGCTTGATATTGAAGAGTGTGCAAACGCTAAGCTTGCTGAATGTCAGTCAGTAGGCTGGCTAGTCCACCAGGACGACAAGAAACTTATTATTATGGCTACGATAGGCAAAGAGAGTTCTGACGCAGAGGTGACTACTGGAGGGGACTGTACAGCGATTCCTTTTGACTGGGTTACTAAGATTGAATACTTAAATACTAATAGCCACTAGGAGAGAAATATGGGGAAGGGTAGCAAGCCAAGACCAATCGAGATTGGCAAGAAAGAATTTGATAAGAAGTTTGACGCGATAGACTGGAGCAACACTAAGGAAGCTACCAGTCCACCAGTCAAGAAGAATAAAAACTCAATCCTTCCAAGAAAGAAGAGTTAGCCCTCATCTCCAGAAGCATCCGCTTTAAGCATTTTAGACGTTATTGATGCTATCTCAGAGTTTGCCTCGGCAACCCTCTTAGCAAGCTCGCTAGGATCTTTAGATTTTAGCCCTGCTAGGATATTTCTTCCTTTTTGCGTAGACAAAAGAACGCTTGCGCCCTTTATTCCAGCAGCAAGTTTGAGCATAGGAATTACAGCGGCAGCACCAAGAGCTTGACCTCCCGCACCAACGCCAGCAGCGATCCCTCCACCAGTTAAAGCTTGTTGAGTCGTGTACATAGCTCGTCTTGTTACAGGGTTTATTGCCGTAGTGCCACCTTGCTCAGCCCTTCGTATTCTTGCTGCAACCTCTATAAAGTCATCTATAGTTTTTTGCTCTGCTTTTGAGAATATAACCGATCTCTGCTTTTTATAAGTTTGTAGCGTATCTTTAAATACTTTAGGACTAAACTCGCCAGCAACTACAGCTCGCTCCCATGCCGATGTCAGTAAAGAATACTTTACGGCTTGCTGACCTTCCTTTGTGGTATTTCCAAACAACTGCTTTGCTCTTGCAACGCCAGTACCTACACCCTTTCTTTCAGATCTTAAAAAGTTAGATATTATTGAATCTTTATCTATGCCATCAGCAAGAGATCTTTTAAGTGCGCCTTTCTGAAAAGGAATAACTTTTGACTTGTAATTCGCATCAGCAACCTTCCAAAGCTTTAACGCATTTCCGCCCTTTGCCAATACTGCCGCTTCTAAATCCGCTTCTATGGCTTTCTTTATGTTAGTTAAAGCCTGAACCTCTGTGAAGTCGGCAGATCCAGTCTGAACCCCCTTGATAGCTTTGGTTAGCTTGTTGCTAATATCAGTCCTAAGTTCGCGTAGCTGACCCCATGTTTTTTGAGCTGGAACTGCGGCCACTTCAATTTGCCTGCCTAATCGGTCAACAATTACAGACTCTACGGGGGCAGGGTTTGTAGCTTTATCAATTCTTTTTACGCCAGCTTCAGCGGCATTTGCTCCAAGTAAGTCTTTATTAACCTGTAACGATGCGTTGGTTTCGCTAGATACTCTTGCTGTGTTTGTCATTGGAACGATGTCATCGCCCATTGCGTTTCTAACAGCATCATATTCTTTTTTTGAGGCTTTCTTATTGCCTGCAAGTACAGCTCTCAAAGATCTATCTAGCGTCTCTCCTACATCATCAACAACGCCACCAACAGACTGAACCATTCTGTTCGCAGCATCCTTTAAGCTTACAAGCTGCTCATTCCTAAATTTACCAAGACCCATCACTGGAGCGTAATCAAGAACAGACTCAAGCCACTGAAGCCCTCTCGAATCTCTAACTTCTCCAAGGGTAAGCGGAACCTTAAACTTTTTTGATAAATCATCAAGTCGTTGGGTTGTAGCTTTAGCTGCATCAGACTTTGAAACAGCTCTCCCCAATACTCCTGCGCCAGAAAGTAAAGTTGTTACTACCGCTCCAGTTGCTCCGCCTGCAAGAGCAGCATCAGCTCTTGATCTATCTTCTGGATTCTTGAATAGAGAGGCTTCTAGTGCCGCAAACTCAGCAGCATTTTTGACTAAGTTTCCTGCATTTTTAAACTGCAAGGCACCCTGCATAGACACGTTCATTGAGGGTAGGAGGCTTGATTGCGTCTTTATAGGACTAAAAGCCAATGGAAGTATCTTCCCGCCTATATCGCCAACCACCCCAGCGATAGGGCTATCAGATGTTCGTCTATCTATCTCATCAAAAGCCTGACCTGCAAACTCAGTAAAATCCTCTTTTAATCCTTTAGCTCCAGGAATTCCAATAGCCTCAGCACCGCCAAGTAAAATTTGATTTAATCCAGAGCCTACCTCTAAAGCACCGCCAGCAGCAGATAGTGCAAAATCTTGCATTGTCCCGCTTTCTGATGGCGAAGCCTCTCTTAGTGGGCCAAAAACTTTTTGATAAGGCTGACTATTTATTAGGTTTTGTTTTAATTGCTCATCCTCATCCACAACCTGCTGCGCTTCGTTTGCTATTTGATCAAGTCTAGCAAACTCTTCAGCAACCGTATTAAAGTCAGCGGTTCCTTTTAAATCTTCATTCTGAACTATCCATGATCCTAGCTCATCTAGGTCATCTCCAATTCCTCTAGTGCCTTGATCCATCATCTCTTCAAAGCTTTCATCCCCTAAACCCAAAGTAGCGTCAACTGGCTCAAGAAGCTCTTGAGTATAGTTATCACTACCACCAGCCAAAGCTGCAAGTTGTTCGTTTGGAGTCACAGAGTTAATATTATCTATCTTTGCATTAGTGTCTTTTTTCATGTCCACATCTTCTTGAGACAACATTGAGAAGTCTGCAAACGGCGGTAATGTATTATCTTGTGGCATTTTCTATTCCTAATTAGTTAGACAGTATTGCTCTGGCATTTGACTTTATATTGCTTGACCCAAAGTCAACTTCATTTTTTGGTAAAGGCTCGCCATATATATTAACCTTTCCAACTTTGGTTTGGTAATCATTAACCATGCCGCCAACTTCATTATAATCAGATCTATTAATCTTTCCGCCAGCCTTCTTAAACTCTTCGCGCTGGTATTTCCCCCAAGCCTGACTAAAAGTAAGACCCTGCTCGTTCTGATTATTAAGGCTATCGTTGCTTGAGATCCATCTCTGCATAAAGTTGTGTCTATTAGCAAGTATTTTAGTAGCAATCTTATTATTTCTTAATATTCGATAGTTACCTTCTCTTGACTTATCAATGCCAGGAGCCATCGCTAGAGCAACCAAAAGCTCTCGCTCACTGTCATTACCGCCAAACATCTCAAGTCTTGCAGCACCCATTTCACTAGATATTGCTACAGCAGTTTCTCTCTGAGTTATCTCATTTTGAAGCATCTCATCATCTGCAAAAGGAATCCCTAGACCAAACTGACCTAAACCAACTGAAGCTTGCCCCAAGCTGGTAGCTAAAGAGCTACCAAGGCCAGTCTTCATACCTTCATCAAGTAAGTTTAGCCATCTATCGTTCTGAGCATTTGCAGCTTGAGCTTTAATAGAAACTGTAAGAGCTTCATCTAACTGCTCCGCATCATTTTGAGAGTTTGCTTTTCCAAAATACTTCTGACTTGTTGGCACTCTACCCTCGCCAGCAGGCGCGCCAGTTGTTTCTATAATTGAGAATGTTCCGTCAGAGTTCTGTATAGTTTGTCTTGATGATTGAGCAAACGTAGACTGCTTTACTGCACTTTTGTCGAGAGTATCAGCTTGATAGTTAAGCCTAGCAGCTAGATCTTGATTCCCAGCTTTAAGGGCTTCATTTGCTTGACCTCTAAGAGTGTTAGCCTCGTTAAGGGTTTGCAATATTGCAGAAGGCTTATCTTCGCCTAATCTTGCTTCTGTTGTAAGAAAGTTCGCCTGTTTCTGATCGGCTGCTGCTTTCTCCCGCTTAAGATCTTCTTCTCTGCGTCTATTCTCTCTAACCTCATCAGCGACTCTTCTTGATTCGGCTAATCTGTTAGCCTCTAATGTATCGTTTCTTTTAATAGCGTCCTGTTCTCTTTGGTATAACCTTTCATCAGCCGACAAAGCAGCCTGAGCCG